AACAACCCACTTATAGATAAAGTACAAAGTGGTATATACAAAGCAATTACAACTGGTGATCCTGACCCCGAAGGTCGTGGACGACTAGCCGCATATATACCTAAACTTGCGGGTAACCCTGACAAACCATTATACTTCCAATATGCTTCGCCATTTGGAGGAACTAACGGAATATCTAACTACGGTTTCTATGCTGTCCCTCCAGACCCAGGCTTGACAATCATGGTTTTCTTTGCTAATAATGGCGATTTAAGAGAAGGCTATTGGTTCGCAGTTGCAGGAGGAGTACCAGACATTGTATCCGGTGGTGCTGTAGGTAAGGCACTTGCAGATGGTACAGGACAGGGTGAAGGCGTATACGCTGACCAACCTGCTGCGAAATCTCGTATACCAGACTTAGCAACTGCACAAAACTTAGATGGTGCTGCTGGTGCATCGCCTGCAAATTCAACATCGGGTACTATGGCAATCATCGGTGACAAACCACTGTCAAACGAATTGTTAAATTTTGTTAAAGAGTCTTCCGGATTCAAAGAATCAACTCAATATACCGCCGACCAGATATTCAATGGTTATGGCACGAAGGCAAAATTCGATGACGAATACATTACTAAAGACGAAGCCGAAAAACGTTTGAAGGATGAGTTACTTAATAAACGAGATTATGTTATACGATACGGTATTGAAAAAGGTTACGTGTGGAATGAATCGCAAATAAATGCACTAACATCATACGCACAATCAGCAGGTAATATAGAACAAATTACAGGTGCAGGTACTTTAAAGAATGCTGAGATAGCATCTAATCTTGCGAAGTCAGTTGGCGGATTGTTTGGCGGTGACAATGAGAAAAGGCGCAAGCAAGAATCTAAATGGTTTTTATCAAACTCACAAGGTGAAAGTACAGTAGGTCCTGCGTTTTCTAACCACCCAAGAAACATAAACGTATCAGCACAAGGGTTGTATACGGACCCAGTGCGTGGTCAATCTACAGCATCTCCTAATCGTGATGCAAGTTATAACGAACCACAAGCCGCCCGTGTATTCGGCATTAAGTCTCCGGGTCAAAATGCATTGACAATTGATGACGGTAGTACAGACGATGAAGGAAACATTCATCCGTCTCAAATACGCCTTACAACGGGTTCTGGGGCAAGTGTTATACTTGATGGAGATAATGACTTTATCTACATGATCAACTCTAAAGGAACAGCGTGGGTCGAAATAGGAGCCGATGGACATGTGATGACATACGCACAAGGCTCTATTAGTATGCGAGCGGAGAAAGATATTAACCTTCGTGCTGATAAAGATATTAATATAGATGCTGGTAACAAAATTAATATGCGAAGTGTTAACGACACTACAATGAATAACAAAAATTATCATCTTAAATCATCAGGTTCTAATTACACTGAAGCCAAAGGTTCGGCACACACTTGGGTTGGTACAAGTATGTTTGTTACGACCAGCGGAGGTGTACTACACTTAAATGGTCCTGTAGCACAACAAGCATCTGAGATACCAAAGAAAGATATGCCTGACATACAAAATTTAGAATCTACAGTAGCAAAACAAATTACAGTGCCTATAATGCCTACACATGAGCCGTTTATAAGACCTGTTATGCCAACATACACTTCTGGTCCTATACAGGAAGATCCGCAAAGTTATCAAGCGCAACAAACAGCAATGAACCAACCGCAATCTAAACAAACTGTTGATAGAACGCAACCAACAGGTGAAGGAGGTGGCGGTGATACCGGCGAGGTACCACAAGGGCTAGTAGAGTATTCAGGTTCTATCACTGTAAGAAATCTACCTCTACAAGATGAACTATTCACTATACTTGAAAAATCAGCACAGTCTACTAACATACGTGTGCTTATAACATCTGGTGGGCAACATCCAAGAGGTAGACGTACAGGTAGTGACAGACATAACGATGGTTATGCGGCAGATGTACAGTTATTCAAAGACGGACAAAAGTTATATATTACCAATCCACAGCATGAACCTATGATTAGACAGTTCTTTAAGAGTGCAAAAGCAAATGGTGCTTTGAGTATAGGTGCAGGCGCAGGTTATATGGGCGGTAGTACATATCACATAGACATTGCACCAGGTAATACTGTACCAACAAATGCTTCAAGAACATGGGGCGCAGGTGGTCGTTATGCATACGCACCATCGTGGTTGAAGTCATTAATGGGTTAAGGAGGTTATATGATATACGATAAAAGACAAGGGTCGCTTCTTAATTACATCCAACGTCCATTAAATGTGGTAACACCTTATGGTACCTATTTGGGTCTGTTATACAATGATGATAAACCGGATTATATTCTTTCTGATGTTAAAGTAAAATGTTATCAACCTGAAGATTTGACATTTTCTATATTCAGTAAAGATTTTATAACAAAAGAAGAAAACCCAATACTAGAGTTAACGAATGATGATACGATAGGATTCGGTTACAAAGTATCACCTATAGAACTAAAGACTGGATACATTACGGTTGCTTCTAAACGCATTGACATTACAACTGGGATAATAAATCGTGCCGAAGCAGAAAAGATATTAGAAAAGCAACTGCGAAATATAGGTAATATCATAGAACAGTTTGTGCATCAACCTATATCACAAACACAATATGACGCATTGTTGATTCATTTCTTTTATGAGGGTGTAGATTCAGTAGAAGATAGTGCTATTGTTAAAATGGTTAATGAAGGATTGTGGTTTGAAATTACAGATGAAATTCAAACAAACATAAAAAGGGCGAATGGCAAAGTTGATGACAACCTCGCCAAACGCCGTATGGCAATTGCTAATATTTGGAGTTATGTTCCTGGATATAGTTAAAGTTCTTCACGACTTGCCAGAACACGGTCAGCAAAACCGTTTGCAACTGCTTCTTCCGCAGACAAGAATGTATCAAACTTCATAGTATTGAACAACTCTTCATATTGTTTGCCTGCGGTATTGTGTTTAACATACAACTGGGTTAGTCGCTCATTTAGTCGCTTAGACTCTTCAAAGTGACGGCGAGCATCTTCGAATTCTAGTTCTTGAACGTGTACAGAACCACGTGTGCCAGGAGTTCCTGATGATACACGGTGAATCATAGTACGAGATTCTGGAAGCACAAAACGTTTTCCTGGTGCTCCTGCTTGTGCTAAGAAAGATCCCATTGATGCTGCCTGACCCATAACCGTAGTAGTTACGTCACACTTGATGAATTGCATAGTATCATACATTGCCAAGCCAGCAGTTACGCTACCGCCCGGCGAGTTGATATACAGATGGATATCTTTTTCTGGGTTGTCTGCCTCTAAGAACAATAGTTGAGTACAAATCAAATCTGAAATGTGGTCGTCTACTACTCCTGTAAGAAACAATACACGCTCTTTTAGTAAGCGTGATTTGATATCCATTGCACGTTCACCTTGAGGTGTTTGTTCAATGACCATTGGTACTAATGCCATAATAGAAATATTCCTTTTGTTAGTTTGTGTTCTTCTATAATAACAACTTATACACAAGTTGTCAATGATTTTGATAAATAGATAAAACTGTTTTAACAAGGAGACCAGTGAATGGCAAAAATAAGATTCAACAATACACAGTTAACAAGATCGGTGGGTACAACTTCGGTTATCATACCACCAACCGTAACAGCAACATTAAGAAAAACACTAGATAATCCAAATGCATACAGTACGAGTCAAAGTGATTATTTCGGTCGATCAGTAAGTATTTCTGGTAATTACGCAATTATAGGTGCAGTCAATGAAGAAGATGCTGACGGCGGCTTCAATTCAGGTAAAGCATACATATTTGATGTGACTACAGGTAATTTACTACATACGCTAGATAATCCAAATGCATTCAGTACAAGTTCTAGTGATTATTTCGGTGCATCAGTAAGTATCTCTGGTAACTATGCTATTGTAAGCGCACACTATGAAGACGATGCAGGCGGTACTAATTCAGGTAAAGCATACATATTCGATGTAACAACTGGTAACTTGTTACACACACTAGACAATCCAAATCCATACAGTACCAGTTTACATGATAATTTCGGTATATCAGTAAGTATTGATGGAAACTACGCAATTGTGGGCGCATGGTATGAAGATGATGCAAGTGTTATTAACTCAGGTAAAGCATACATCTTTGATGTGACAACTGGTAACTTGTTGCATACACTAGACGATCCAAACCCATACAGTACAAGTACTAATGATAATTTCGGACAATCCGTAAGTATTGATGGTAACTATGCTATTGTAGGTGCATATCGAGAAGGTGATGCTAGTGGCACGGATTCGGGTAAAGCATACATCTTTGATGTTACGACTGGTAACTTATTATATACACTAGCCAATCCAAATGCATTCAGTACAAGTGCTAGTGATTATTTCGGTTGGTCAGTAAGTATTTCTGGTAACTATGCTATTGTAAGCGCACATACGGAAGACGATGCAGATGGTGATGGTTCGGGTAAAGCATACATCTTTGATGTTACGACTGGTAACTTATTATATACACTAGACAATCCAAACGCATTCAGTACAAGTGCTAGTGATTATTTCGGTACATCAGTAAGTATCTCTGGTAACTATGCTATTGTAGGCGCATCTAGTGAAGACGATGCAAATGGTGATGGTTCGGGTAAAGCATACATATTTGATGTTACGACTGGAACTTTAGTTGCTACAATAGACAATCCAAACGCATTCAGTACAAGTGCTGGCGATTATTTCGGTAATTTTGTAAGCATTTCTGGTAACTATGCTATTGTAAGCGCACATACGGAAGACGATGCAGATGGTGTCGATTCAGGTAAAGCATACATATTCGAATTAAGTTAAGGAAAATAATAACCCTAGAATTTTCTAGGGTTTTCCATAACTAGAAATCCTCAAACTTCGTAGTTTATACGGTGATAAATACTATTAAATGAATTGTGAGACCGAAAAACATGATTAACTACACTGGATTCAGTTCAAAGAACATCAAGGCAATCAACGATAGATTGACAGGTAAAGACCTAGTAGTCGAAGATTTGCTTAACGAAATTATGACACGTAAAGGTGAGCGCATAATGATGCCTCGTTATGGAAGTATCATTCACGACTTAATTTTTGAACCGCTAACTACCGATGTTAGGGGTTTAGTTGAGGATGATTTACGAGAGATAATTAATAATGATCCTAGAGCAGAAGCAATTTCAATACGCGTGTACGAGACGGATCACACATTGTCGGCAGACATACAAATTAACATTTTACCAGCAAACGAAGTAGAATTGCTTCAAATTAATATAGAGAGATAAAGTAATGGCGCTAGAACGAGTAGACAAATTATTTGCGGGCGAAAGTTGGACAACAGTATATACCGCTTTCACCAATGTAAGTCTTAAGGCTTACGATTTTGATAATATAAGAGAGGCACTATTAACATACGTGTCCGAAACATATCCAGACAAATTTAACGACTTGATTGCAAGTTCAGAATTTGTTGCGATAGTAGACCTTGTTGCATACTTTGGTCATGCTCTTGCTTTCCGAATGGATATGAATACCCGTGAAAACTTCTTAGATACAGCAGAACGCAGAGAAAGTATCTTAAGAATGGCTCGCACTCTAGGCTACAATAAGACACGACCACTTAATGCTCGTGGTTTTATGAAAATCAAAAGTGTTCGTACAACCGAAGATGTTTATGACTCTACAGGTAACACACTTGCTAACCGTGTAATTCGTTGGAACGATCCTAATGATGTATCATGGTACGATAACTTTGTTACTGTTCTTAACTCTGCATTGGACGGTGAAACAAAACTAGACCAACC